ATCACCTGTGACATTTTTGCAACAAAGACTGTGGTAATTATGCAACAGTTTTATACTCAAGGTTTCCTTGTTGCACATTTTTTAGTCATATTATATACAAGGCATTTTAAAAAATCCCAGCACCTGCATAAAAATTAATCAAATACAATTATCTTATATTCATATTAGAAATTATCTAATAAAATCAATGACTTACATAATATATTGTCAAATTGTTATAGGGTATGCGTGTGCCAGGTACCCGTATGTACGTTATATATATGGCATTTACACAAAATTGGGAAAATAGTTTCATATACCAGAGTTCGCCCACTTACTTAAGATACAAAAAAAGCCCTTAAAAAGGGCTATTGTAGAGAAATCAATGGTTTAAGGTCTTAAACTCAGCTTTTGCGTGTTTTCTTTTTCTTGGAAGTATCTTTCTCTTGCTCTGCTTCACGTAGTTTTTGCATGAGTGCAAGAGTATTGCTATCGGGTTTCGCTTTTTGGGTAGTTTTTTTGAGATTATATTCCCCTTTTTGAAGAATGACGGGGGATTTATAAGATTTTGTAAGGTATCGTTTAGGAATATTAGTTGTTTTTCTAAATATTTCTGCCATTTTCTCTTAGTGTTGCTCTACTGTGTGTCTTGAAAAAGAAAAAAAGGAGAAAAAAAGAAAAACACTGAATTTATACCCTGTTTTTGCAATCTTGTCAAGCCCCTAAACAAAAATAAATTTTGCATACCAGTAATTCCTTTCCAAAAATGCAATTATGTGGTATAATATATACAGAATGAGTGTCAAGGCAAAATTTAATTCATTATTAGAACAAATTTCTTATGAATATGAACGCTATGGGCGATTCAAAACGCATATTCCGAGCCATCATGTATATTACATACGTGCAGCTCTTAAAGAACGTACTGGGAAAGACTTCAGCGTTGAGGAAATAGAAAAGGCATTGATAGCTGAGGGTATGTCGCAGTATGTAGGGGAAAACCCTAACCTGCCATAAAGACCTGATACTACACTTATGCCTGCGGGGTTCGTTGTAGTTACTCATTTTATTGGGCGGAATTTTCAATGTCGGGTTCCGCCCCCTTCACTTTGTGAGATAAAATGTACGAATTATTTGTTTTGGCTTGTCTTGTAGGAAGCCCAGACATGTGTGTGACATTAAAAGATTTATATGGTCCACACCCAACACATGATAAGTGTTTAACAAGAGCATATGAAATAGCAGTTGGTATGCCAACACATATGCCACAGTATTTTCCTAAAAGCTATAAGTGTTTAGATATGGAAAATGAGGCAGATAAAGTAGGAACTTAAATGACGAGAAAACGTGGCAGCATGAAAGGCTTCACTATTAAAAGTGGAGACAAACGCCCTACTAAAAAAGGGGCGGGTATGACTGCTAAAGGAGTTGCTAAATACAGAAGGCAAAACCCAGGGAGTAAACTAAAAACAGCAGTAACTGGAAAAGTTAAACCTGGAAGTAAAGCGGCAAAAAGAAGAAAGTCATTTTGTGCTAGAAGTGCAGGACAAATGAAGAAGTTTCCAAAAGCAGCTAAGAATCCTAATAGCAGATTGAGACAAGCGAGGCGAAGATGGAAATGTTAATTATAGATATGTACTTGAAAATATCAGGATTTTTCGGTAGAATATCTAATTACTTTTATTTAAAGCATACAAGAAAGCTAAGACGTAGACAAATGAGACTAGGGTTGCGAAAATAATGTTAACACAATTAATAGGACCAATTACATCTTTAGTTGGTAAATTTATTGAAGATAAGGATGCTAAAAACAAACTAAGCCATGAAATAGCGACTATGGCTGAAAAGCATGCACAGGAATTAGCCAAATCTCAAATAGAAGTAAATAAAGCAGAAGCACAATCAAGACATTGGTTTGTTGCAAGTTGGAGACCCTTTATTGGGTGGGTTTGCGGTATTGCTCTCGCATGGCATTTTGTTTTAGCCCCCTTTGTTATATTTTTTTCTGCTTTGTTTGGTATTACCATGCCTCAGTTACCAGAGTTTGATATGGGCTCTTTGATGACTGTTTTAATGGGGATGCTCGGATTGGGTGGACTCCGTACTTTTGAAAAGTATAAAAAAATAACAAAGTGACGCAAGATTTATTCAGACACTTAAGAATACATACTGCCACAAAGGATAAATTAAAAATGAATATAGATATATTAAGAGAAGAAATAGAAGCTGATGAGGGGTGCGAGTATAAAATATATCGTTGTTCCGAAGGGTATCCGACAGCAGGTATAGGACATTTGTTAACAGAATGGGATGAAGAATATTATGATAAACCTATTGGCACACCAGTTTCTGAAGAACAAGTGCAAGAATGGTTTGTAAATGATGTTCAAGTTGCCATAGGAGATTGCCAAGATATATTTAATAGTTTTGATAAATTACCAGAGGACTTACAACACGTATTTGTAAATATGGCTTTTCAGTTGGGAGGTCCTCGCTTACGTAAATTTAGAAAAATGATTGCTGCCGTAGAGATGGAAGACTATAATGAAGTTGCGGCTCAAATGGAAGACAGTCGTTGGTTCAAACAAACTACAAAAAGAGCCCAACGATTAATAGACAGAGTTATTAAATTAGGAGTGCCCATATAATGTCAATAGAAATTGTACCTATAGGAAAGGTTAAAAAGAGTCCTACAGCAAAAGTAAAAAAAGAGAAGCTACCTAAAATAGTAAAAGGTACAACTTCTCCATTGGATAAAATTGAAGGTAGAAGAAGAAAAGAAGCTAAAGATAGCAACCTTAAATTTCTTAATTTTATGACAAAGCAGAATCCTAAGTATTTTGAAAGTGTTAAGAAAGCAAAAGAACTGTCTGGACAAGCAGAAGCTGAAAGACAAGGTCGTGGGGCTAGTATTCCTGATGATGCTGGAAGATTTGCTAAGAAAAGAGGGGGTATGAATACGCCTAAAAAATCAATCATGGATTTGCCTACAAATGTGCCAAGGTTAAGAGACGGGGCTTTACTTGGAGACCTTAACAAAGATGGAAAGATGTCTGGTTACGAAACAGCTAGACAAAATGCTATAGAAAAAAGTATGGCAGAGCAAAAGAGCAAAAAAGCTAAAAGTGGTTTAGCTATAGGTATAAGTAAAATAAAATCGTAATGGTAGCTAAAGTTAGCACAATAAAAAGAAAGATAAAGTCTGGAGAAAAAATGGGCTTTTCTGAAAGAGCTAGAGCAGTAGCAAAAGGATTATTGCCTAGCAAAGCAAAGAAAAAGAAAAAGAAATCATAATGCCACATTATACTAAACCATTAAAAAAAGTTATAGGCAAACTAAAGAAAGCATCTAAAGCTCATGCAGGACAAGCTAAAACTTTAACAAAAATATTAAAAGACCAAAAACAAAGGTACACTACAAAACATGTCAAAACCACGAATACCAAGAAAAAAGGGACAACCCGCAGGGTCAAAAAAACATAGCGATTTATATACAGACGAAAATCCAAAGGGAACGATTAAGGGATTAAAGTTTGTAACAACTAAAGATGCTGAAGCATCAGTAAGGAAAATAAAGAACTCTGGTAGGTCGCATGCTCATAAAATACAAGCAGCTATTGCAATGGAACAAAGAGCAAGAGTTGCTAAAAAATTAGGAGCAGCCGCTGTTTATCGTAAATTTATAAATGCGATGAAAGCAAAGACCAAGGAGAAAAAAAAGAGTGGCACATCTCGTAAGTAATATACCTTTTTTTAAGGTATGGGTTCGTAGAGAATTTACAGCGAACTTTCAGCGATACCATGGAGAGTTTTTACATGGTATGGCAGTAGCAGTAACGTCAATGCCAGGAAGAAGTTTGAGTTTTCAAATTATCTTTACTGGTTATGAAGAGGATGAAAATGTACACGGAGGAGCTATGTGGGCTAGAATGCCTATCACAGCTTTAGTTGGAGATACTCCGTTTGATGAATGGGCTGAGCCAATGCCTAATTATTTGGCACAACCATGGGATTGTTCATCACATAATCATTCGGTGTTTGTAATAGAAAGAGCACATTCAACACCATGGATTGCTAAAGTAGACGACCAGTTTTATCCAGCAAAGTATTATTTTACTGTGGATTATACGGATAATGAAGTGGCTGACGACCCAGCCCAACATAAACAAAGTCACGTACTAGAATTATTAGATGCGGACAAATGGACAGGCAACATTGTTGCTTTACCAAACAATCGTGTCAGGGTTACCAACCCAGCATGGTTTGTAACTGGAGAGGGTGCTCCAGATTTTGTACCTAGTCAATGGGTATATAACTCTGAAATTAAACATGAGTATATTATGGATAATCAAAGAGTGTTTAATAATTTATATTCTGAGGAGAAATAAATATGGCAATGCATGGTAAAAGAGCTAAAGGTATGCAAAGAGGCGGAGTAATGAAAGCCAAAGGAATGCAAAGAGGCGGAATGAAAGCTAAAGGGTATGCAAGAGGCGGCATGAAAGCTAAAGGCGGTGCAAAAGGAGGAGCAGGTATGACTCTTGCTTCAATTAGAGCAATGGCTAAAGCTAAAGGCTATAAATTAGTTAAAGTATAATGGCTAATAAAAAGCAGACTACTGGGTCCTTTTTTGGCGACTTGATGAAAGCTATCAAAGCAGGTGGTTCTAGTAAGTTATTAAAGAACTACAAAATTAAGAAAAATGATACAGCGAGTACAATCGCCAAAAAAGAAGGCATTACGTTAAGACAGTTGATGTCTTTGAATCCAGGGTATAGAACAGGGCAATCAGGAACCCCTTCAAAAGGAACAGTTAAACAAAAGACTATGTCTGTTGGTAGCACTATTAAAATACCAGACCCTCAGACATTTAAAAATTTTAGACTAACCCCTGTTTCTGATAAATATAAACAAAGTATTAAAAAACCTGTTTATAAGACTATAAAGAAAAAAGAGTTCAAAGAGATGAATGAACCCTTGAAACGTAAAAGAGGTGCTGTTTCTATAGCTAAGAAAAAAGTTGTTAGAAGAAAGAAAAAGTAATGACTGATAAGCGTTGTCCAACTTGTGAATGTTACGAGTGCAATCCTGAGGAATGCACTTGTGACTGTCATTGCAAGGAAGAAAACAAAAAAGATAATGATTGAGTTTTTACTTGTATTTATGATAGGCAACGAGATAACAAATAAAACACAAATTTTTTCAGATATAAATAAATGTATTTATTTTGCTGAAAAACTAAACAAACAACCTAGTATTCCTACAGAGGATGGCAATAAAATAATAACTGCATATTGCAAACCCATACCAAAGAGAAGAAGATAATGGACCCAGCAAGCATAGGTATAGCATTAACTGCGGCAAGTTCTGCTTTTAGTGCAATCAAAAAAGGTTTTCAAATGGGTCGTGAAATAGAGTCTATGGGTAAAGATTTATCCCGTTGGATGGGAGCCATGAGTGATGTAGATAATGCAGAAAAGACCACAAAGAATCCTTCCGCTTTACAAAAATTATTTAAAGGAAAAGAATTAGAAGCTAGTGCTATAGAAGCATTCACAGCAAAGAAAAAATTAGAAGCTCAAAGACAAGAGCTTAAATCATTCATAAACTTTCATTACGGAGCTAACAGTTGGAATGAAATACTTAAAATGGAAGCTGAAATTAGACTACGTAGAAAACAAGAAATTTATGAGAGACAAGAGTTAATACGAAAAATATGGGAGGGCGTAGGTTGGGTTCTCTTATTTTGCACATTAGTAGGATTCGTATTTTTCCTTGCGTGGCTTTGGAAAGAAAAAAGAGGAGCATAAACATGGCAGCAAAAAAGAAAACTAAAAAAACTGGAGGGGCTAAACCAAAGAATCCTTCATTGTATGCTAGAGTAAAAGCAGAAGCAAAGCGTAAATTTAAGGTATATCCATCAGCATATGCAAATGCATGGCTAGTTAGAACATATAAGAAACGTGGTGGAACTTACTAATGGCTAAACCTAAAGGTGGCTTAACTAAATGGTTTAAAGAAGATTGGCGTGATGTTAAGACAGGAAAAAAATGTGGTAGGTCAGGGAAAGAAAAAAAGTCAAGACCTTACCCTGCTTGTAGACCCGCAAAAGTAGCAGGTCGTATTAGTAAAGCAGAGGCAAGAAAAAAGACAGGACCTAAAGCTGTAAAATGGTCAGTGACCGCTTCTGGTAGGAAAAGAAAAACAACACGTAAAAGAAAATGACATCACGTAATTATAAAAAAGAATACGACAGATATCATGCTAAGCCAAAGCAGAAAAAACGAAGAGCGTCACGGAATGCTGCTCGAACAATAATGGCTAAAAGAGGCTTAGTAAAAAAAGGTGATGGCAAAGATGTTCACCATAAAACAGGTAATCCTATGAATAATAAAAAATTATCTGTAAAAGCAAAAAGTAAAAATCGTTCATTTGCCAGAACGAAAACAGCAAGAAAGAAGAACCCTCGTGCATAAAGAACTAACAGAACTACAAGCAAAATTCTTAGATGCATTATTTGGACCTGCTAAAGGTAATCAAGCAAAAGCTATGAAAATAGCTGGATATTCTGAGAATACAAACCCTCACCATATTGTTAGCACCTTACGTTCTGAAATAATAGAACGTGCTGAATTAGAGATGGCTGCAAATGCCCCAAAAGCAGTTTTATCAATGGTAGGGATTATTGATGACCCGTCTGCTATTGGCAATAGAGAAAGACTTGCAGCGTCTCAACAAATATTAGATAGAGTTGGTTTATCAAAAGTTGATAAACTAAATGTAAGCACAGATAAACCTATGGGAGTATTTATACTTCCTGCAAAGACAGAAGATGATAGCACAGAAACTGAATCCGACTAATAGATATGCAACTCTAAAAGGTCCAACTATTCCATGGGGATATAAGGTAAGTAAAATAGATGGACAGTTGTTAGAACCTGTAGACGAACAGTTAAAAGCCTTAGAGTTGGCAGAAGAATATTTAAAAGAGTCCTCGTATCCAGAAGTATCTAGATGGTTGACAGAATATACAGGTCGTAAGATAACTCCAATGGGATTATGGAAACGAATAAAGACAGACAGAAGAGACAGAAGAAGATATGCTGAACAAAAATGCCGTGCCTCCAAGACCGAAGTTGAAGGCAACATCCAAGCAAAAGCCGCTAACTAAACAAGAAAAAGAGTTAGTAAAAGCAAAGAAACAGCAGAGAGCTGCTAAAATAAAGTTAAATTTTGCTCAGCGTAAGATAGCAAATATAGCAAACGGAAGTGATGACAGTGAAATTAAAGAGAAAGCTACAGAGAGTTTACCTGAAACTTATTATAAACAGGATGCACCAAGTAAAGAAATATTATTTAAACCAAACCCAGGACCACAGACAGAATTTTTAGCTGCGTCTGAAAGAGAAGTTTTATACGGAGGAGCTGCAGGAGGAGGAAAAACTTTTAGTTTAATAGTAGACCCTTTACGTTATTGTAACAATTCAAATATGAACGGCTTAATATTAAGACGTACAAATGATGAGTTGAGAGAGATTATACATAAGTCCCAAGAATTATATCCAAAAGCATTCCCTGGGGCTAAATGGATGGAGAAGAAAAGCCAATGGACTTTTCCCTCTGGAGCAAGAATATGGATGACATACTTAGAACAAGAGAAAGATGTATTACGTTACCAAGGACAAGCCTTCACATATATAGGCTTTGATGAATTAACACAATATAGGACACCTTATGCTTGGGATTATTTACGCTCGCGTCTTAGAACTGCAGATACCTCCCTCCCAGTCTACATGCGGGGAACAACAAATCCAGGAGGACCAGGGCACTCATGGGTCAAAAAAATGTTCATTGACCCTGCTCCAGCGAATAAAGCGTTTTGGGCAACAGATATTACAACGGGGCAAACATTAAAATACCCCAAAGGACATTCTAAACAAAATCAACCTTTGTTTAAAAGAAAGTTCATACCTGCTAAACTTGTAGATAATCCATTTCTATATGAGCAGGGAGATTATGAAGCCATGTTGTTGTCTTTACCAGAGACACAACGTAGACAATTATTAGAAGGGAGCTGGGATGTTGCAGAAGGTGCGGCATTTTCTGAGTTTGATAGGAGATATCACGTTAAAGAGCCATATCAAATTCCAGGAACTTGGCGAAAATTTAGGTCCTGTGATTACGGGTATTCTTCGTATTCTGCGGTCCTTTGGTTCACAGTTAATCCTGTGGATGAGCAAATTATTATATATCGTGAAATGTATGTTTCAAAGTATACTGCGAAAGATTTGGCGTTTGCTATCTTGGAAGCGGAAAAAGATGATGGTCAAATTTCTTATGGTGTACTGGACAGTTCGTGCTGGCATAAGAGGGGAGATACGGGTCCTTCCTTGGCGGAACAAATGATTTCAGTAGGTTGTAGATGGAGACCTTCCGATAGAAGTAGAGGTAGTCGTGTTGCAGGTAAAAACGAAATACACAGAAGATTACAAGTTGATGAAGATACAGAAGAGGCAGGCTTAACTATATTTAACACTTGCACCAATCTTATATCTCAGTTACCTGTTATACCTTTAGATAAAAGTAACTCTGAAGATATAGATACAAAATCAGAAGACCACTTATATGATGCACTAAGATATGGTGTTATGACACGACCAAGGTCAAGGTCAATATTTGATTATGACCCAGCAAAGATTCCACAAACTTGGAATCCTGCAGATAAAGTATTTGGATATTAATTATGAATGAAGAAAATGATAATGTAGAAGAACTGGTGTTTGTCCCAGAGAATCCTAAGGATGAATTAGCTGCGTATGTAAACGAAAAATTCAAGAACGCAGAAGACAGTAGACTATATGATGAGCAAAGATGGTTAAACTCTTACAGACAGTACAGAGGACTATATACATCTGAAACACAATTTACTGAAACAGAAAAATCTAAAGTATTCATAAAGATAACTAAAACAAAAGTATTAGCCGCTTATGGTCAAATCATAGATGTTCTATTTGCAGGGCAAAGATTTCCGTTAGGGGTTGAAGCAACTAGAATACCAGATGGTGTAACAGAGGCTGTAAACTTTGACCCGAAGAATCCTGAGAGTGCCTTAAGCGAACTAGGTACAGTACATGGATTTCCTGGGGATGGCAGAGACATACCAAGAGGAGCAACTCAAGAATCATTGCAAAATGACATGATGCTTGGGGCTTTCTCTGATGATTTAGAAGATATAAAAGATAAATTAAAAGCTGGTGCTGGATTAACACCAACAGCTCAAACATATTATCCTGCACAAAAAGCAGCCAAAAGAATGGAAAAAACTATATTAGACCAATTAGAAGAGTCTAATGCTTCCAAACATTTAAGAACAGTTGCTTTTGAGATGGCATTGTTTGGAACAGGAATATTAAAAGGTCCTTTTGCTTTTGATAAAGAAAGAGCAAACTGGGATGAAGAAGGAAACTATTCACCAGAAACTGATACTGTACCAAGAGTAGAGTCTGTTTCTATATGGAATTTTTATCCAGACTATGATGCTAATAATATGTCTGAAGTAGAATATGTAGTAGAAAGACATAAATTAAGTTATTCTGAATTAAGAAACTTAAAGAAGCGACCCTACTTTGATGCAGAGGCTATAGATGAATGTGCTGAGATGGGATACAATTATGTCCGTAAATGGTGGGAAACAGATTTAAGAGATAACGAAACACAATATAATGTAGATAGATTTGAAGTGTTAGAGTTTTGGGGTAACTTAGATAAAACAATAGCTGAAGCTGCTGGACTTGAGATACCTGATGAATATAAAGAAATGGATACTCTACAAGTTAATGTATGGGTATGTAACAATAAAATACTTAGATTAGTTGTTAATCCTTTTACACCAAAACGTATTCCATACTGTGCGTCACCTTATGAAATCAATCCTTATAGTTTCTTTGGTGTTGGACTAGCGGAAAACATGTCTGATACTCAAACACTTATGAATGGTTTTATGAGAATGGCAGTAGACAATGCTGTATTATCAGGTAATTTAGTTTTTGAAATAGACGAAACTAATTTAGTGCCTGGTCAAGATTTACAAGTATACCCAGGAAAAGTATTTAGAAGACAAGGGGGAGCTCCAGGGCAAGCTTTGTTTGGAACAAAGTATCCTAACGTAAGTACAGAGAACATGATGATGTTTGATAAAGCAAGAGCTTTAGCAGATGATGCAACAGGCATACCTTCATATTCTCATGGACAAACAGGAGTGGCAGGCACAGGAAGAACTGCTGCAGGAATAAGCATGCTTATGGGAGCAGCACAACTTAGTATTAAAAGTGTTGTTAAAAATTTAGATGATTATTTACTACAACCTTTAGGAGAGGCTTTGTTTGCTTTCAACATGCAGTTTGATTTTGACCCAGAAGCTCGTGGCGATTTAGAAGTAAAAGCCAGAGGAACTGAAAGTCTTATGAAGAATGAAGTTAGAAGTCAAAGACTTTTACAACTTTTACAAATGGCAGGAAATGCTGCAGTTGCACCATATTTAAAGATACCTGTTATATTACGAGAGCTAGGACATGCTATGGATTTAGACTCTGAAAAATTAATTAATGATGAAAGAGAAGCATTTAAACAAGCAGAGATATTGAAAGCTGCAGGAGGCTTACCTCAGAAAGAACAACAAGCTCAAGGACTAAGTCCTAATGACCCAACAGGAGGAGGAGCAGGTAATATAGGAGTGGGACAAGCACCCGTTCCTGGAGAACAAGGATTTAGTGCTCCACAGAATCCTGCTCAACAGCAACCTCAAGAACCAGCCGCTGCTGCTCAGTTAGAACAATTACTTGGTGGTCTTAGGCAATGATACAAGAGGTGGCTAAAGAACTACTAAAAGTAGTTAACGATAAAAAAACAATGGATGCTTTAGAAAAGTATATGAACTATAGAGTAGAGGAATTACATAAATTATTAGAGCAACAAGATAAAATATCTGATATTAATAAAGCCCAAGGAGCTATAAAAGAATTACGTAGAATAAAAACACTACGTGAAGAAGTAATAGCAAAGGCAAGAAATGGAGCTTGATAATAGACCAGCATGGCTTTCAAGAGCTATGAATAAAAATACTCCTAGTAAAAATGGAGCTACTGTTCAAACAGCAAATGAGTATGTAAAAGATTTAGGAGGAGAGGTAATATATCCTACTTTGCGAATGGGTAAAGATGGGAAGTTACGTGATGCAGATATTGATGAAGCATTAGATAAAAAAGATTACATCTTAGTAAAAGGACCATTAGGTAAAAAAACAGCAGATAAAGCTGTAGCTAAATCAAAACAAATAAGTAAACAAATAGGAATAGCCAGACAAATGAAACAGGGGGGCACAATGGCAAAAACAAAAAAAGCAAGAGCAGGATTAGGTATGTTACCTATGACTAATAAACAAAGTAATCCAGTTGGTAACAAACGACAAACAGCACAAAAAATGCCACAAAAAGGGGCATCACCAAAAGTTATTGACCCAAGAGACGAAGCCATAAAATTAGTATCTAAAAAATATGAGCAAGATAAAAAACAAGGATTAGTTGTACCTCCCCCAATGGCAACTGCACCAGTTCAAACAGCTCCTATGCAAACAGCGTTAGTGCCTATGCAACCAATGCAACCAATGGAAGAAGAAACTCCTACCCCTATGAAAAAAGGAGGAACAAAAACAAAAGAAGGTATGTCTGTAGTTATAGGTCTAGGCTCTGGTACACCTTCATATGAGCAAGCCTCTATGGGAGATACTCAAGACCCTCCTCCAGGTGCAACATCAGAAGAAGTTGCAGATGACCAACAAGTATTATTAAGTAAAGGAGAACTCGTAGTGCCTGCTAATGTAGTTCGTTATCATGGTCTTGGAACATATGAAGGGATGAGAAGAGAGGCTCTTATGGGCTTAAAACAAATGGAAGATGCTGGACAAGTAGAATATGTAGATGATGAACCTAAGAAAGCTCAAGCTGGTTTAGCTTTAGCATCAGGTCCCAGTGTTGCCACAACTCCAGGAATACAGCAACAACAACAGACTTATAATCCTGCACTAGGACAATTTGGAACTGCTACAACACCTCAAGCAGCTTCTGCCAAATTTATAAGAACCCCAGGATTTATAGATAGAAATAAAGATGGTATTGAAGATAGACTACAACCTAGCGTGACTGGGACAACGGGAGTTGTTCCTGCAGCATTTAGAAGTCCTGCAGCTTTAGCAACAGGTCCTGTTACTAATCCTAATATTGTTGTAGGAGCAGGTAATGTAGGAGCATATAAAGATGTTCAATCAGATGCTACAAGACCCCCTGGAGAAGAAACCACTACTCCTCCTCCTCAGAATAACCAAGGCATGGCGAGAAGAACTGCACCAGTGACTTCATCAGATATATCTGGTTCAGACGATAATAATGAAATGGCAGAATTAGGTGGTGCTAGAGTAGATATCGGAGGTCAAGAGTATGCCATACAATATGATTTTAAAGGTAATGTTACTGGTCTTGCTAGTGTTAGTGATTACAGAAAAACAGGTAACATAAATTTTATTGAGCCTAGTGATGACATAAAAAATTCAATAGCTAAAATAAATCAGGGACAAAGAGCTTTAGCCAGAGGAATTGCTAGTCCTGTAATGAATGCCATGGGATTATTCAAAGATGATGCAGAGATAATTGCAACAGGAAAGAATGAAGTAGCAAAATTAAGAGGAAGTTCTTTTGAAAGTAAAACACAGGAAGCAGTTAAACAAGATGCTGCTGCTGCAGCCGATATAGCCGAAGAGGAAAAAGGTATAGTTGGAGAAGCACCAACAGTTAAAGCACCTTCGTTAAATACCCAAGTTTCTAATTTACTTGATAAAGAAAAAGAAATACAAGTTGGTAGAGAACCTATTAAAGTAGAAGATTTAAAATCTCAAAATATTCCTGATTTTCGTTATGCTCCAGGAGATATAACAGGCAAGATAGGAGATGCTAAGTTAACTAAAGCAGAAATGGATTTCTTAACAGGAAAAACAAATACCATAAAGGAAACAGACCCAACAGTAAAAAGTACATTAGAAAGACTAGAGGAGGTATATAGAAATAGAAGAGAATCCCCTGAGGATATTATAGTTCCAACTGTTGAACAAGAGCCTAGAAATAGATATGGACAAACTAAAGAAGAAGAAAGAAAAGGAGTTGAAATAGGTTTATCAAGAGGGTTTAATCCAGAGACTGTAGCTCCAGGAACAGCAACAAATGCAGCTTTAACTGGTAAAGGGTATAGTCCATCGGGTGCTGCACCTAGAGGTTCTCAATTTAGTGCGACAGGAGTATTTAGTTCTGGTAGTGATGATGATGACGATGGTGGAGTTGGAACTTCTGGAGATTTAGGAGGAGCAACAGGTGCAGGTAGAACAGGAGAAGGCACTGAAGGAGTAGAAGGTGTTGGAGGCACACAAACTGCTGAAGAGACCACAGTAGACCCAACTAAAGGAAAAGATTTGAGTAGAACATTCGCAGATGATGCAGCTACATCTGACACTGGTGGAGGAAAAATAGTTTGCACAGAAATGTATAGACAGACTCAACTTGATGATTGGGCACAAGCTATGAAGATATGGTATGTGTATCAGAAAAAATACTTGACAAGCACTCACCAAGTAGGTTATCATTGGTTATTCAAACCTTTTGTTAGTGGCATGAGAGTTAATAACGTACTAACAAAAATTGGTGCTTACTTCGCAAAAGAAAGAACAAAACATCTAAGACATATTTTGACAAAGGGCAGAGCCAAAGACAGTATTGTTGGCAACATCTTTTGTAAAATAATACATCCTATAGTTTACTTAGCAGGATGTGCAATCCGTAAAAAATAATTATGGATTAGAAAAAACTAGCTACTTATCCCCCAATAATGGCTACGATAACCCTAGGAGAAAAACATGGCTGATATGGCTGTAAAAAAAGAAATTAAAAAAGAACCTATAAAATATACAAGAAATGATAATAAAGAAGAAGAAACATTAAATGCTTTAGTTAAAGAAAGAGACGAAGCTCTTGGCAAAGCTAAAGTTGAGGAAGAAGATAAGGCAGAAACCGAATCTCTTGCTCCAGAAGAAAAAACTTTTAAAAAGAGGTATGGTGACTTACGTAGACACTCTCAAGAAAAAGAAAAATCATATCAAGATGAAATATTTAAATTAAAAGAACAATTAGCACAAACTGCTAAGAAAGAAATAAATTTACCAAAGTCTGATGAAGAAATAGATAAATGGTCACAAGAATATCCAGATGTTGCAAAAATTGTAGAAACAATAGCTACAAAGAAAGCAAAGGAATTAGATACAACTCTTGAGGACAGGATGAAAGTTCTTGCAGATAGGGAAGCCGAGGCGAGCCGTGCTCGTGCAGAAGCAGAACTTATGAGAATACATCCAGACTTTGATGATATTAGAAATGACCAAGAGTTCCATGACTGGGTTGAAACACAACCTAGATGGGTACAACAGGCATTGTATGAAAATGAAACAGATTCTAAATCTGCAGCAAGAGCTATAGATTTATATAAAGTAGATATGGGTATAACAGCTACTGCAAAGAAAAAGACTGATAATAAAGAAGCTGCTAAAGCAGTTACAAAAGGCACAACCTCAAGTCCTGCAAATTCAAAAAGCACTCAGTCAAATCAAATCAGAGAATCTGATGTAGCTAAAATGAGACCCCACGAATTTGAGAAAAACGAAGAGATGATAAAAGAAGCAATACAGTCTGGTAATTTTATATATGACATGACCAGACCTGGTGCTTAAAATTTTTCTTTACTTTTTTTCATTTGTATGATATAAAATGTATAAATAGTAGCCCGTCTTTGTGACGACCACCTACTTTTACATTTTTCACGAATTTTATACTAATAAAAACTACCTAGTCTGAGTTTGCCCCTCTATGAGGATACCAAATGGAAGCTAGCCTTTTGATTGTGTATGTAACTCGTATTTAACCAACTATTAGCCGAGGAGGAAACTATGGCTTTCAAAACTGCGGCTGGATACGGGAATCTACCTAATGGCAATTTTAGCCCTATTATTTATTCCCAAAAGGTTCAGCAGGCTTTTCGTAAGACCTCTGTTGTAGAGTCAATCACTAATAGTGATTACTTTGGAGAGATTGCGAACTATGGTGATACTGTCAAAATTATTAAAGAGCCAGAAATCACTGTAAAAGAATATGCTCGTGGAGTTAATATTCAACCACAAGACTTAGATGATGAGGATTTTTCTCTCGTTGTCGATAAAGCAAACTATTTTGCTTTTAAAGTAGATGATATCGAAGAAGCACACAGTCATGTAAACTTTGAGTCTTTAGCATCTGATAGAGCAGGCTACAGACTAAGAGACCAACATGACCAAGAGATTCTTGGATATTTATCTGGTTTCAAGCAATCATCATTAAATACTGTTGCTGGAACTGCTAATGACACAGTAAGTGGCACAAAAGCAGTATCAACTGCAGGTTCTGATGAATTGTTAACAAGCATGAAGCTAAGAAAAGATAGCTTTGGTAACATCACTACTTCAAGTGCTGGAGACCACTCTATTCCGTTAGCTCCAAGAATGCCAGGTGCGACAGCACAGGCTACAGCAACTGCTACACCATTGCAAGTCATTGCAAGAATGGGCAGATTGTTAGACACACAGTTTGTCGATTCAGATGGTAGATGGCTAGTTCTACATCCAACTTTCGTTGAAGTTTTAAAAGATGAAGATTCAAGACTTTTAAATGCAGACTTTGGCGAGTCAGGTGGATTGAGAGCAGGTTTAACTATTGGCAGAATACATGGTTTTGATGTATATATGTCAAATAACTTACCTTCTGCTGGTACAGGACCTGGGACATCAGGTTCAGCTAACCAAAATACAAACTTTGGTGTTATCGTAGCAGGTCATTCTTCAGCAGTGGCAACAGCTTCTCAGATAACAAAAACAGAGTCTTACAGAGACCCTGATTCATTTGCAGATATCGTAAGAGGTATGCATTTGTATGGCAGAAAGATTCTTCGACCAGAAGCAATCGTAACTGCTAAGTATAACGTAGCGTAAGGGAGATATAAATGGCAACTTTTGATTTAACCTCAAAAGATACTACTGGTGTATCTTCTGATTCTATTGTGGCTATGCCATCATCTAAAAATACTAATGTGATGAGAAATATTGAGGCTTACCTTGATATTGATGCATTAGTAGCAGCAGGTGGTAGCTTTTCAGACGGAGATGTCTTTCAGGTGTTAGAAA